GTCATCATCGTCCTGGTAAGACGTTGCAAGATACATCAGCAAAGAATTCATCTCTTCCTGGCTGTCTACGTCGATGGTAGAGATAGACTCAACCACGTTCTTTCCTTTGTGCTCCCCAGTTACAAGACCTACCGTGCCGATCATCATAAAGTCATCGTACACGCCAAGCTCTTTAGCCTTCTCAGCAATCTCTTCAAAGCTGTTCCTCGCAAAGATGAACAACTCTACCCGTGCTTCATCCTTAGTCATACTAGAGCTTGCGGAAGTGAAGGATAGTGTATTGCTCTACAACTACGTTGCCAGCACCTTCCGTAGCAGTAACAGAGACAACGTCTCCAGCATTAAGGTTAACAAAGGTTAATTCTGAAACAAAGTGTCCACCTATACTCTTAAATTCCGTCTCTGATATGTTTACAGTAACACCGTTAATGTTAAACTCAAAGACAACAGCTGAACTAGTAGCAGCCGTAGTGATTGCAGAAGCAAGGGTGATTTGGTAGATTCCTCCATCAGATAGGATGGTTACCGAATCGTTTGTTCCACCATATACGGACGTAAGCTGGAAGTAAGTAGAAGCGTCACCAACTTCATTGGAATCAGTTCCTGTCGTTCCAATAGGCTGGAACTCTAGGTATTGTGCAACTCCAGTTAGCGTTAAAGCTGCACTTGTGCGAGACACAAGCTCCGGAGCTGACTGGTAACCACCCGGATTGATTACGTTCTTAAGGGTAGAGTAATCAATGCGGCGCCAAGAAGAAGTACTTACGTCCCAAACAAGAAATCGATCACCATTGGCAATGCCTCCAATGTCAGAGATAGAAGACGGGTTGTCAAGGCGAACCGTAGAGCTGGTGATAGCAAGCGGCAAGGTAGCCGTAGTTACAGCTCCACCAGAAAAAGCTCCTGAGTTAAGCGTACGCTTTACTACCTGATTGGATGCGTTGAGCAAAAGAACGTCAAGCTCGGTAGAGCCCGTAGCAGGAACAGTAGGGAATTCAAGAGTTCCGTTTACGCCAACCTTCGTGGTTCCAATCTGAAGCGCAGTGGTTACGCCGTCTCCAGACTCCACGTTCTTCAACGTAGTAGTGGCTGTGTTAGTAGAAAGCTTCAGCAGCGAAGCAAACGCATCTTTAACCTTCTGACCGCTAAGTGTTGCCATATTATTTACTTTTGCTACAAAGATACAATTTACTTCATTGGCTAAAAAGTTCAAAAAGAAGGAGGACCTTAAGTTCAGGGACTTCGCCTACCGCGACGAGCGTGGTGATCTGTCGTACAAGTACGTATGGCACGCAGACAGGTTTATCAAACAGCACTACGGGCTACAGCCTATGTACGTCCAGTTCCTTATCTATGCCTACGATCTGGAGTTCTTCACCATAGAATGGATGGCCAAACAGCTATCTAAGTCTTACAACCAGACCAAAGACTGGCTGACTGTCAAGATGCGCAAGAAGGGATTGCTGTTCGACTACTTCTCGTCTAGGGACGTCCATATACACCAGGATACGTCTATGTGGTTTCGTGATGAGAACAGATGGAACTACCGTAAGCGCTATGCGCTGACTCAGGAAGGTCGTATGATTGCCGATCGGTGGAAGGCGATAGCTTCAGGAAGAGAGAAGGTAGAGCTTGACTACCACCCAAGGGCCGAGAACTTTGAGATACCAGACAAAAAAGAAGGTCTTCCTATTGGTGGTAAGCTAAAGAAAAGGTTGCGTGGTCACGAGGATACCCCGCTAGGAAAGAAGCTGATAGCTAAAGCTATCGAGAATGGGATTGATATAAGCGAAATTTTGCCTCCTTCGAAGCTCCAGCGTGGGGAGTGAAATTACCGTCCTTGTCCGGCATAAGGTAGTAACGACCTTTCTCCATCATCCAGTGATGTCCTTCGGGTGCGTCCACCATTACGTGGGTCTGTTTCTTTTTAGCTTTCATCGCTTACGTTCTTCTCGTTTATCTGCACGATAGTTTTTCATAGCCTCGCGAAGATCTCTTCCTTTCTTCCAGCTACCGTATCCAAATCGCTCAGCAATACGTTTGTTTTTAAACTCAAAGGTTTCTCCACGCTCAATGGCTTGATCCAAGCTCTGCTCTTCGTAGTTTCCTTCTTTGTCTTTTGGGTAGATAGTTGGTGCTACAATGTAGCGTTTCGTTTTTCCTTCTCCGTCCTCCCATAGACCCATACGGTGAGTCTCGTTATTCTCTGTTGGCTTGTAGCCTTTTCTGAGATCTCTGGCACGCTTCTTCTCTCTGGCTAATCTTCCAATAGGAAGAACACCACCTTCATTATATTTTTTCTTAGCTTTCATTTGCGTACAACTTTAAGCTTTCCATCCTTCTCGTATACCTTCATACCAGCCTCCTCAGCCTGACGCTTCATTGAGTTGTACTTCTGGGTAACGGTCATCTTCTTCTTAGTCTTCATTTCTTAGCTCTATTACGTACTGCTGAGATAAAACGCTTCTCGTCGTGGTCGTAGTCCTTACCGTCTCCGTTGCCATAAGTGCCAGCCTGACGGTTCTTCTTGTTCAAGAACGCACGATATTGCTTGCGCTCACGAGTGGAGTGGTACTTCTTGTCGTACGCCTTCTTCTTTTCGTAGCTGTCGGGATTCTCGTCGTAGAACTTCTTAGTCTTCATTGCTGAGTTTGTTTAGCAATTGGAAGTTGCGAATTCCAACAACGGCACGATCAGCACTGACGCGCTTTACGCCACGTAGGTTTACCCCTCGCTTTTTTGCTGACTTTGCCATTGCTTGAGAATATAGCTCGTTAAGCTGTTGATAGAGTCGTGGAAGACAACACGATCGTAGATACCGTTGAAGTAGTCAAGGTAATGGTCACGAGGGATTGCAGCCCACTGGTCCCGGTACGGGCTGTAGTGGAACACGTAATCAATCAGTACCTCATTCCTCATCCTCGTAGAAACAAGCCTTGAACTTAAAGCTCGTAGGCGTCTTACCAGAAGCCTTTACAGCAGCCTCTAGCTGTTTCATACCTGAGGCCATATCCATAGACTTGATCTCGATCTCCTCACCTGACATCTCCTCCATCTTGCCTCCGTAGTTGTACTTCTTGGCTTTCATCTTACTTCTTCTTAAGCATCTTGAAGTCGTCTCCAGAGATCTTTCCGTCCTTGTTAGCGTCAAGCTTCACCTGTCCACCTTTGAGGTACTTCATCATTCCTCCCTTTGAGTACATCTTACCGCCTTTGCCGTAGCCCATATACTTGTACTGGTCTTCAGAGGTAGCACCAGCTACGTTCATCTTACCGCCACCAGCGTACTTCTTAACGGGCTTCTTGGCAACCATCATACCCTTAGCCTTCAGCTCACGATCAAACGCAGGAACAGCATCAGGATCAGCCTTCTTGAGTTGATTGCGCATCTCGGTCAGGTTCTCCATCTCACGAGCCTTTGCGTTTGCATTGAACTTCTGGTCAGCCGTCATAGGCTTCTTCTTCTTTGGATCCGGAACGATCGGAGCCTTGCCTCCGTTCTGGTAAACAGTCATCTTCGCTTTCATAACTACAAAGTTATTTATTTATACGGTACGTATTTTGTCTTACCACCCTCACGAACAGCCTTGAGGATCTGCTTGCGGTTAGCACCCTTGCGGTAACCTACGTGTACCCAATCAGGATTCTTATCTGTTCCGAACTCCCAGATCAGTTGATCGAACTCTAGGTTGTCCTTGATGAACTTGAACACATCAGCATTGGTAACACCATTACCGTGGCCATCCTGATCAAGGTCAAGCGCACGACCCAAGTTATGGTCCGAGGTAGAACTACCACCGATAGCCTTGTTCAAAGAAGCAGACCGGTACCCGCTACTAACAAAGATCGGCACACCAAAGTACTCACGTACCTTGTCGAACACCTCAACAGCAATAGTCTTCATATTCTCCAGATGCTCAGCAGTAGGCTCGTTGCTAATGCCCTTACGCTTGGCGGTATCACTCCGTGTTACCTCGGCTAATGATAGATAGTTACTTAGTTTCATAGCCACAAAGATAACAACACCACCAATAGCTGTTTTTACTAGGTACATTACGTGTACCCTTACAAATACGCAGAATAAACTCCTACTAATCTAGTAGGTATTTACATAAGTACCTGACAACCACACATATAAATCTACACATACCACTTGACTTTCTCGTCTGTAGACCTTAGCTTTGTGCTACGCTCTTGCGACAAGAGCAACGACTGAACACTATATCGCCTGACGCTTCTCATATACGAAGCATCACAAACATAGCCCGACGGCGATCTTGAGCCGAGGGCGTGTACAGTCAGGGGAGCTAGCCCTAAGGCGACAAGCGACCCGGACAAGCGATAGAGCAACGCAAACAGAAACCGCTTGAAAGCTCTGGCAGATGTCCTGCCCTGTCCGGTCTGTCCAGTTCCTACAACCGGACGGACAAAATCAACAGCAGTATGTAACGCTAGTTTATGTTCATATAGCTGTTTTCTACCCAGTTACAAAGATTGTCAAACATATTGAAGCCTTCCCCGTAAAACGTTTTAGAAAATAGTATCTAGGGGATTATATACATATACGCGCGGTTTCCTATTGCGGCGGAAATTGTTTTCCAAAGGTATGCCCCTGCATTTGGCGGGTTTTTGTTCCCAGGTTTTGGCGTTTCCTGGCGTTGGGTTTGGCTACTTGCGCCACCTTGTTAAGAGAGGCGGAACAATTCCCCCGACCTTTTTTCCCGCGATCCCTTTGCCCCTCTTTTTGCCCCCTTGATATGCGCCGCGCCCGCTTGTGGCTGAATTTTTTTTTGTGGTACGAAATCTTTGCCGTACCTTGTGGGCGTTCCCGCCTCGGTTGGCGGGGCGTTTTTTGTCTAATGTGTTAAAATTCAATTTGTTATGTCTTTTAAGTATGTTTTATTCCAAGAATCTGGCAAGCAGAAAACCCGCCGCGAAGCGGTTCGGGCGAACTCTTTGCCTATGTTGGTGCGTTCTCTTTATGTTGGGTTACATACCCAAAAGCGCACCGGGCGCCGTATGTTCAATTTATCGGGCGGCGCGGGCGTTTGGTTAGAATTCTTTGACACCGAACTTCCGTTTGCCCGGTTGCAAAAATTGGCGCCCAATTCATTCAGCCCGCTGGCTATGTATGAGGCGCTTTTGCAATTAGAAACCCTTGCGGGCGGCAATTTGGCGGACTTCCCCGAATTGGAAGCAGAGTTCGCTTCGCTTCGTGAAGAAGCGGCCAAGTACAAGGCCGCGGCGCAGAAGAAGAAATTCACATCTGACGCGGAACTTGAAGCAATGGGCGCACAATGATAGCGGGCGGCCTTATTCCGTCGCACTACGGCCACACGGCCGAATTGGTCGCGCGGGATAGTACCAAGGGCGAAAAGGTAGCGCGGGCTTTTAGTCCGCGCGGCCTTGCCCGCACGAAGAAACGCAAGCGGGCGCAAGATGCCCGCAACGGCGTAGAACTTGCGACTATGGGCAAGATTGACAAAAAGGCCGCAAACAAGCGCGCCAAGTTAGCCAAGCGCGAAGCCAAGCGGCGCGGGCTTATGGTTGTTTAGATCGGGTTAAAAATGCGCGAGGCGCGATCGCCCCAAAAGGGGCAAGAGTGAGAGCCACACTAAAAACGGCAAGCCCCTAAAAGTACGGCGCGCCCCTATGGGGATAAGTGCGCCCGAAATTAGGGGCTTTACCTATTTACAAGGGGTTGCGATTGCTTCTCCTTGTTTACTTTGTCTTTTATTGTTTAACCCAGCCCCGCGCTTTTGTGTTGGGGCTTTTTTATTTGCTGTTTACTATGCCTTTAGAAATGTACCAAGATTTAATTCAGTACCAAGCCAAGCGGATTGAATCGCTTACCACTGAATTAAAAACCCAGGAAGCCAAGTACAAAGAACTGCACGCCAATTACAAAGAACTGCACGCGGTTGGTCTGGCTGTTGCTCAAGCATTACAAAACGAGATTAAAGAACTTAAAAAGAAACTAAACGATGAAAAATAACAAACTGAATCCGGTAGACAAGTACATACTATCCGGGGCGCTTGAACTTTGGGTTGAAGCGTTTAACCAAGAGCGTACAAATAACAAAGGTATCTCTTTGTTTGGTGAGCATTACGCCGAGGTTATGGCTCAAGAGATTAAACGAAAACTAAATATCAAAGAAGAAGATGAACCAGGTAACGTATAACTATTGGACAAGCGTCAAGGGAAGCCACGCCGCAAGAGAGATTTGCGCTGACTTGAACAAGATGCTGGGAAGAACTGCTTGCCGTATTGCCCACAAGCAAGCGGGCGGCATTTACTTTTTAGACCTAATCGTAACTGGTGACGAAGCCATCAAGTACGACATTGAATCGGACTTTGTTTTATCCTTTTAACAAACTAAAAAACCAAAACAATGAGCAAGTATAAAACAACTTTGGATTATTGGAACCCAAGAAACGAAACGGTTGTAACCAATGATGGGTTTCGTTATGTTGATACAACTTCAGTCATAACAAACACAAAAAAGATTGAGGACGATACCGAGATTGGTATGTTTGAACAATTCTATAAACTGAACAATAGTTTAAGATATTGTAATGGCTCTCACTACAAATGGCAAGATGCTGAATGGTCAAACAAATATAGCAAGTGGTTAAAGTCCGATGACTACCGAAAGAAAAGTTTTAACCTTTACTATGGTAATGGGGTTGTCGATTAAAAAAAATAAACAAACAAACGCTTTTAACTAATCAACACTATGGAGAGTATTCTAGAACTTATTAAAGTGCTTACAGGACCAGTAATTGTATCGTATGTCTACTATCGTATTTACAAGTATGAAAAAGACAGCGAATAAATATAGGTTAACTGACGCGCAATACAACGCTTTTGTATAACGATAAAGGAGAAGCGGACTGCCTTCAAGTGTCCGCATTTTTTATTTTTTTATTTAATTGTCTTATGAAAACTAAACTATCAACCTTCTATATGGCCGCCGTTGAATATCCTCACGTTCGTGGCCCTTTGTTTCAAGTGCAAGCCCGAACCGAGAAAGAAGCAAGAGCAAAATTGCGCTTCCGACTTGGTATGGGACGTTGTCCAAACGGAACTAAGTTCGTAGATTTGTTTACCATCTAATCAACTAACCAATTTAATTTTATTGTCTTATGGAAAGCAAGCCTTTATTTCGTGTTGGCGAGCAAGTGAGAATTGTCAAGCCTTCAAGACCAGCAATTATCTGGAACGATTTAGGAGAAATGGACCATTTAAATGGTCAGATACGTACCATCATTCAAGTTTTTGAAGACCGATGTTATGTAGACAACGACGGACGTAGAGTTGGTAACTGGTCGTTATCATTTGATTGTCTTGTCAAAATAGAACAGCCAGAACCAATGAACAGCAACGACGAAGAAGATGACGACTCTGAGTATGTAACTGACGTTGAGGGCCAAAAGATACCGCGAGAAGAAGCGGTGTTTACTAGTCTTGACGGCTGGGTACACGTTGACCGCGTAGTAACTGCTGAAGATGGCGAGACGATGCACGAATCCACCGTTCGCGACCACGGCTATCGTTACGACCATCGTGGTGACTTGTATCAGAGGGACGAGCTGTACTATGTGCAAGATACCGACGATTACCGTCACGAAAGTGAAGAAGGCGACACGTTCTTCTGGCACGAGCGTGATGGTGAGTACTACAGTTACGAGCCAGACAACAATGATGAACGCCACGGCTACCAAAATGGCCCTCGCAATGACTATTCTGACGGCGCAAAGTTTCGTTTTGGCGTAGAGGTTGAGAAAGAAGACCGCGACCCAATCGAATCTTACAGTCTTAACGATGTAGACAACACTGGCTGGGCTCGCGAATGCGACGGCTCACTTGACGACTATAGCGGCTACGAGTTAGTCAGTCCTATGTTTGACTTATTCGGAGATCGCTTTGATGCTCAGGTCAACAGCGATATCTTGTCTTACCACATCAACGCTGACCAGTCAAGTAACTGCGGTGGTCATATTGGCTTCTCTATCAAGGGCAAGAGTGGCGTAGAAGCATTTGACTTGTACAACGGTTTCTTCCCACTGCTGTTCTCTATGTATCGTCATAGACTCAACGGCACGTGGTCAAAACTGCGTACCAACAACAACTTCAAACGAGCCAGAGAGAAATACTCTGCTGTTAATGTTCGGTACAGCTACATTGAGTTCCGCATCTTCAGTGCGGTCAAGAATGTAACCAACTTGCTATGGCGTCGCGACTTGCTACGCATTATGGCTAAGAATCCCAAGAAGGGTGTTATGTGGTGGCTCAACCAAGCAATCAATCCTAACTCAGTCCTTCACAATCACTTGCTCAAGGTATACAGCGTAGAGAAAATCAATCTCGTCTGTGCTTATGCCGCGGCAATCGCAGAACGTATGAATGGTCGCAAGTATGTAGACCTCATCCAATTTGCCGACGAAGATGCTAAGCACAACGCAAAGCGTTTCGTCAACAACCTCTAATTGTTTCTTTTCATTTCTAATTCTATTTAATTCTTTTTTCTTATGTGTATTGCAATTCTTAACCACGGTAAAAAACTTACCCGTACTGAAATGTCTAACTGCTGGGTGTCTAACGACGACGGCGCTGGTATGCTGTTCATCAAGGACGGCTACCTTCAGGCAATCAAACAACCCAACACCGACGGCTTCAATTGTGCCGGTGCTTCGTTTGACAAGTTCTACAAGGACTACGAAGAAATCTACGCTGAGTCTCGCAAGTTTGGCTATCCGATACTTGTTCATTTCCGTATTGCTACTCACGGACTTGACCCAGAGTATCTGCATCCATTCTTTGTCAGCGACAGCGTAGGTCTTATTCACAACGGCATCATCTATGGCTACGGCACTCGCGATTACAGCGACACTGCCGAGTTCACTCAGGAACTTGCTACTTTGCCTACGAGTATGACTCACAATGTAGAGTTCCTTGACATCCCATTCATTGCTAACTCTATCTCCGACAAGCTAGAGGATAGCAACAAGATTGTCTTTATGGACGATCGTGGTGAGTACCGCATCTTCGGTGAGAAACTCGGCCACTGGGTCGGCAACAACTGGTTCAGCAACGATGCGTACAAGACACGCACTACGTACTTCGGTTCCACCGTGGGCAAGCCAACTGCTAAGTATCAGCCACGCACTCAGTCATACTACGACAAGTGGTCTTACGATGAGTTCTACGACTCGCCATATGGAACAGCAATCAAGCCATCACAAGAAGAAGCATACGTTGATACCAAGTACGAATGCTTTGTGTGTGCCCAAGATGTACACGTAAACGACGAGGCTTGCTGTGTTGACTGTGGCTCTTACATCATTGAGGCAGAGTCTGAGGTAGTGAACAAGCTACTTGAAGAAGACGAGATGCTGAATGGCCGCACTATTTTTATGGACTAATGTTTAAACAGATTGTATTATGGTAACTATAAATTTCTCAAACTCACTAGATGAGTTCTCTAATGAACTGTTTCACCCAGAGGCAGCAAGCATAGAGCATAAGGTGCTAAAAGGTCACGACATCTATCTAGATGTTGACTTCAGAGTCATACCAACAATGACTTCTGTATGTAGGCCTATGATTAACTACGATGGCTCACGTATAACAGACGGTATCATAACTGTTCTCCTTACGAGGGGGACATTTGGTGGCGTTACATTACGATCCAGAATGGATACTAATGATACTATTTTTGACTACGATGCTACCGGTTTAAGTCTTAGATATCTAAGTGTTCTGCTTTGGTCTTCTACAATCAACGGACAGAATCCAAGGCTGAACAAGGTCTTCAATAAGTATGAGCAAGAGGTTAAGCTAACGTCTCTGTTTAATTCAACAAACTCAGTATTTGAATCTAACTCAGAAGACGAAGGCATTCCGGTGTTGATTGATAACTGCTTAAGTGCAGAGACTGGTTCTTATACTAACGTAATCAGATATGTTGACGAAGACTTAGTTGCTACCAAGGAATACATAGAAGAACTCTATGGTAGAGAACGATATATATCTATAAGTTGGTCTGGCCACTATAAAGAATACATAACCTGCAACGACGGAGTAGTTCGTAGAGTTCAGGACTGTAAGCCTATGTTGACTGGCATAACTGTTAACGAAGACGGTAGTAGTTCTATTATTAAAGTAGAGTATGTATCTCTTGATGTTTTGGCTAGCTCAGAATATACAGTGACTACAGATCGTCTAGATCAAAACTATGACTCACTATACATCTTTAACCATACTGCTGAACGACTTGTAGGCAATACTTATGGAGACATAACTCCTATTATGTATGGACATAGGTTCTGTCTTGACAAACGGTTTAGGCCAATACACTGCCGACTTGACTACCACTCCAGCGACAGAGATGCTGCTGAAGAGATTAAGTCAGGTATGACTATTGGTTTTGAGATTGAGAAGGAAGACGAGAGTGCGCTTATGTCTTACGATGCACACACTCTTCTTGAAGATACTGGATGGTTCAAGGAACGTGATGGTTCTCTTGACGACGACACCGGGTACGAACTAGTCAGTCCTATCTACGACCTGATGAGCGACAAGCTAGACAATGACATCAAGTCAAGTCCAGAACTTACTGAGCTAATCAATGCCGACTATGGGCGTCGCTGTGGTGGCCACATCCACATTGGCAATGGCGACAGTGGCTCTACGTTGTTTGACAAGATGTCTCCCTGGATACCACTCATCTACTCACTATACGTTGGGCGTATCGGTGGTGAGTACTGCAAGATCAAGAAGAACGACGACATCAAGCACCACACAGAAAAGTACCAAGCTGTACGAATCTTTGACAATCGTATTGAGCTTCGTATCATCTCAGCCGTACCAAATGTAGAGACATTGCTATGGCGCAGAGACCTTATGCGTATGATTATGAATAATCTTGACTGGACTCCAATGAAGATTGTTAATCAACTGCTTGACCCAAAGAGTGAGCTATATGCTCTGCTACACAAGCAGTACATACCATCACAGATTTCTGTCAAGGCTAGGCTCTATGCCTACTTTGCTTCCGAGTTACTTGATGATGCTCACGCTGTCAAGCAACACGTTATGAATGCTGTAGACTACTTCAGCAATACACAAATTCGTCACCTTAAATCATACTCTTTCAATGTCAACAAGTAAAATTGAAGCTAACTTCAGCAAGCCGTACAAGCACGGCCTTACACGTTCAACTGCATACGTAACTGCTTTCGTATCTATTGATGCACCTAACCATCGGTTCAAGATAGACATCACCAGTGGGCACGACACTCTTGGCTCTGGCTCTGAGTTCAACCTACCAAAGATGGAAGCAACACTTCGTATGAAGGAAGAGATACTTGAGTTCATTAAACAGCACGTATAGTATGAGCGACGAACAACTTGACAAAGAGATCCGTAAACAGAATGATCGTATGATTGACGCTGGAATATGGTTTCTTAGATTGACTATATTTGGGAATCTAGTGCTGTTAGTTTTATTTAACCTTCTAATGTAGCTATGATTATGAAAATGTCTATAGAGGATTTTTTGTCTTCATCATTTAAGATTGACTTCTGTGTTGATGAACACAATCGTCACAGTGTATTCTTTGAACCAGAGTGGGAAGACGACTGGAAGACAGTAAACTTTGGAGAGAACTTCTACGACGTTAACCTTTGGCTTGACGACGATGACACAGTTCGCTTCGGAGTATACTGGATTAAGCCAGATCCAGATAACTCTACCGATGGTGCTTGGGTAACTGACAGCAAAGTTGTGTGCAGTAGCGACTGTAGCTCTTCAGTTATCACAATTAGTAGGTGATTTATCAACAAAATCATTTAAACACTTGCATCTTAATTTTTTCTCGTGTAACTTCGCCTAGCGAAAGCAAGTCAGCGATACGACAGTAGCTGTTCGGATGTGAGACATACGAAAGGCAATCGTAGCATCGTGCGTCGTAGCGTAGCGAGAGGCCCTCAGGCCGACGAAGCGTAGCGCGACGCCTGTGTCTAAGTACGAAAGACGTAGACGCAGGACGCGCTCGTTACGTTGTTTGAGCGGCGTATTGTAAACCAACAACAACCTATGAAACAGAAAATAAAATCTTACTCGGACGTAGCTCTTATGCTTATGTCTATCACGATGATTGTCTTGTACTTAGTAGACAGGACCAACTAACAGCAAAATAAAAATCGCCCCGCGCAGGCAATGACCCCCAACACTACAAAGGTAGGCGCGGCTACGCTATGTAAAAGTTCTCCGTATAAGAACACAGCACGTGAGTGGGTAGGTACGGCTACGCCACTTTTCTTCTTCTAAAAACTTGCATATCAATTAGATTGCTGTTATATTTGTATGATAATTCAATTCAACCTATGGAAAAACTAACATTCCAACAGCGGCTGATTAACGTCCAGTCGCGGCTGAAGGCACCAAAGTCTCAGTACAATTCGTTCGGTAAGTACGCTTACCGTAACCAGGAGGACATCCTGGAGGCAGTCAAGCCTCTGCTTGCAGAGAACGGACTCGTTATGACAGTATCCGATGAAATCATTGGCGTTGGAGAACTTATGATTGTTCGTGCTGTTGTTAATGTTACCGATGGTACTGACAGTATTAAGGTATCCGCTTCTGCTGGCATTGACACCAACCGCAAGGGTATGGACATCGCACAATCGTTCGGTGCTTCATCGTCGTATGCTCGCAAGTACGCACTCAATGGTATGTTCTTGATTGACGACACCAAAGATGCTGACGCTACTAACACTCACGGCAAAGACGCGGCAGTTGCTACGCCTGCCGCTAAGCCTCAGGTAAAAGGCGACGATATGTTTCAGAAAGCCATCGACTCTATGAAGGAGAAGGGAACGAAGGAACAGTACGACAAGATTATCGCGGCAGTTGGAGTACAGCTGTCCGAGGCTCAACGCAATGCGCTATCCAAGTTCATCAAGAAATAATGAACGAGATCGTATTGCTTGACGGCACGTCTTGGGACTTGCCCACGATCCTTGAGGCTATGATGGATGATGACTTCTACTATGGCTATCTTTCTTCTGCTTCACTATCATCTTCTTCTGACAAGCTCCTTAACCAGAGCCCGAAAGAATATGCAAAGATGTTGCGTGGGAATTCCCTTGATACGTCCGCGCTTGCAATGGGTAAACTAATTCACACCGCAGTCCTTGAACCCGATAAAGTTGATACTCTATTCGTCACTGTTGATGTTGCTTCTAAGTCTACTAAGACGTATAAGGAAGCGAAACAACAGCTAACGAAAGGTCAAACGCTGTTGACCGAGAAGGAATACAGCGACTCTATGTATGTTGTAGATGCACTACTTCGCAACGAGGTAGTCAAGAATATGCTCAAAGGTGCAGAGTTTGAGATGCCAGCCATTGGCGACGTCGAGGGCTTACCACACCGGGCTAAGGCTGACATCCTCCACCGCGGAGTAGCAGTCTACGATCTTAAGACGACCTCCGACATCGGAGGCTTTAACTACAGCGCACGCAAGTATGGATATCCAGCTCAGGTATACATCTACTGCACGCTGTTTGGAATTGACTACAAGAACTTCAAGTTCATTGCAGTTGATAAAGGTAGCAAGGACATCGGTGTTTTCTCCGTATCCGAAGCCTTCTACCTCGAGGGTAAGCGTCTTGTTGAGAATGCTGTTCGTGTGTACACGGACTACTTCATCAACGGCGAAGACCTCGACACCTACATAATCTACGGAGAGCTTTAATTCTATTTTTATGTCGCAACAATCAGATCGTCCCAAGTACGCGTTTGTTTCTGAGCCTGAGTACCCTGAGGGTGGTAAGGTTAAACAACGTATCAAGCTTTCATTCAAGCCCGAACAGCTCGAGGCTATGAAGGAGTTCGTTACGGAGAAAGGAAACGTAAACGCTACTGTTGTAATCCTCCACGAAGGATACCCGTTCCTTGACGTGTACAACCCTGCTGAAGCAGAGAAGTTCAAGAAGAGCAACGGAGGAGGCTACAACAAGGGTGGCTTCCAGAAGAAGACGTACAACTCACGTCCTGTTCACAATGAGGCAACTGACGACCTACCATTTTAATATGTTAGAATCGTCGATTGCTTATCTGCTGTCGATGGAGTGGGGGCGTGATATCGTCACGCCTCCTTCTTCCTCCTTCACCGTCAAGGACGACAAGGGAGACGAGGTATCGTTCTTCATCGCGCAAGCAAACTGGGAAGGTGACCACATCAAGTTCGTTCCGTTTGGCACTCAGAAGAAGTTCATTGTGTTCTTCATTTGGGGAAAAGACAAGGACAACCTGGTTACCATACCAACCGCCCGAATCCAAGATGAGATTGGAACCGGAGTACTGTCCGCAAAGGACATTGCAACCAACCTAATCCACAAAATCCGCATTGATGTCTCGTCCGATTTACTACCTTCAGGCAACGATTTCATATACCAAAGGCAAGCAAAAGTATAAGAAGGAAGAATGGATCGTAACTAAGTGCGAGACGCCGAGCGAGATTATGACAACTGACTCAAAGACTATGGACAGCCTGATGGATAGGGTCTACGGGTCGAACTACAAAGGAGAGAAGAAAATTGTGATTGTAAAGATTAACAGCAAAAAAATCGTAGGCTATGAATCAAGACAACAGTAAAGGCCCCGGAAGCGATATGAGGTTCGTTTGGTGGGACGACATCGGCGACAGCCAAGAACACGTAGACCAACAAGCAAAGGCTACGCCCTGCTCAAACCACGCTGTTCAGCAGGACGAAGACGAGAAAGCTCAAGACCTTCGTTGGCGAGCAATTATGCAGAACGGAAACGAAGGAACTCATTACCCTGAGTATCAGGACTATATGGATGACTCAAGCGAGGAGTAACTTACTCAAAGCTAACGTGGTCGTGAATGCTGATATTAGAGCATCCAACTTCACTGCAATTAGAAACATTGCTGAAGCTGTTCATAGGCTGGGTGGTGGAACAGGAGGCGGTGAGTAATGCAAGCAAGGCAATCAGAAGTTTCTTCATCGTATGTTAATTTAATGTTAAATGTACAAATAATCTTTTAAATGACACGAGTATTCTTAATTGACATCGACGGCACCATCTGTGACGACATCAAGAACGAGGACAGCCATCTGTATGCTGACGCTGGTGTTTACCCTGATGCGCTTACGATCATCAACAAGTGGTACGACGAGGGCAACGTGATTACGTTCTTCACCGCAAGGGAGTCAAAGGATCGTGCTGTTACTGAGAAGTGGTTGAGTGACCACGGCTTCAAGTACCACGGACTGGTGATGGACAAGCCACGCATCAAGGACGGACAAGAGTACGTATGGATTGACAACCGGAAGGTAAGAGCTGTTACTTACTTGGGTACCTGGTCTGAACTAAAAGAAGTAGATGCTAAAATTCAAACATTCCAATGATCAAGTATACTAACCGATACAAAGACGAGTTCACGTTTGAGGAGAACGAGAACGGTAACATCGACTGGAAGGGTAACTTCAAGTACACACGCTACGGATGGAAGGACGACGATAGCATCATATTCGTTGACCCAAGCGGTGGCCCATACATACCTGTCGGCACTAAGATGTCGCTGTATGGATTGGAAGGAGTGGTATCAGGTTTCGTTGACCACGGCGACTATTGGGAGATTCTAATTGAGGATAACGAGTCATTACGGGTAACGGAATCCAAGGTTTAGTGTCCCTAAATACCAGCTATGAAAGGAGATGCAATCCACAAGAGAGGTAAGCAGTTCTGCTTACACTGCGAGAAGGAGACGATGCATACGCCAAAGCTTGGTCTTGTGATGCAGGGCAAGCGTCTTTGTGAAGAGTGTCGAACTTCTAACGACTATTACAACGAACCAATTAAAACCAACTAAAAATGAAAACAAAATCATTACTTATTGCAATCGCAATGCTTATTGGCGCTCAACAAGTAGCAGCTCAATCTGTATGCAATTGCATATTTTGCAGAAACTCAGATTCGCAAACTTGGAGAGCTATAACTGTAAAGAAAAAATATACAATACAGCAAGTACAGAGAGGCTGGTTATCTCACACCAGTATAACAAAGTATTACATTGTTGGAAAAGACAACAAAGCATACATAGTAAACAGAGTAGAAGACTGGATGGTTTGTGAAGTCGGAGGTATTATGTGGACAGATAACGGCACAAGCGCTCAAATAAAAAAGAGGCGGGACGAATTTTGGGGAGACTAAATAAAGGTCAAGTAGAAATGAAACGACTAACCAGAGAAGAGAAGAAAGAGAAGGCAATCGTTGACATCATCAATCAGATGTTTGTGATTGCTGGACACGACGTTACCTACGACGACATCGTTGGCGTAGACAAGTGGTGGCAGAAGTACACTATGACTGTTGCTCAGGGAGATGAACTTGAGGAGTGGGGCAAGCAGTACCTTATGCGAGAACTTAAGTTGCGAGCAGCGTACGCAGAGAAGGAAATGATGTGGTTCAGTGTAACGTGGGGGCTGAAGTATTCAGACTTTGACGAACACATTAAATCAAAAATTAACACCAACGAGAAATGAAAAACATAAAAGTAGTAGAAGTCCTTTCGGAAGGAATTAAGTTCAATGATGGAACTATATTAAAGTCCGATCACGATAGCGATTGTTGCGAACACCATTGGTTAGCTTTTGATGAGTTGTCTATAGATGACTTTGAAGGGTTGGTATTCGACATCAGCGGAGATAACTTCTTCAATAGGATTGAGGATTACGGGATTGAAATCCTGCCTACAAACGGACACCCGATTAGAGTTGCTGGTCACGGATACAACAACGGATACTACAGCAGCAACATTGACTTAGTTGTTATTCACAGTTCTGGAAAGGTGGTTAAGAAGTACGATGTTTCGGAGTGCCAAGTTATTCAGGATTAACCAACGAGAAATGAATACAGAAGAAGAAAAGTGGGCGCTGATAAAGAAGTTGGTATACGATAAGATTCGTCATACGTTCCACTCTAGCAGCGTTCAGTTCCTAAACAAACAGCAGTGCGAGAAGGTCGCTGACTTTATCGTAGAGCTGTCAAAAAATGAAACCCAACTCGGAGAAAATCCGAATAACTAAACAAAATCTTACAATGAAAACATCAAACAAATACCCAAGCGTTGGATTCTCTGGATTCCTAACCATTTTATTTATTGCCCTCAAACTTACCGGACACATCACTTGGTCTTGGTGGTGGGTATTATCTCCAATGCCAATTCAGCTAATCGTTGGTGTATTGCTTATAGCTATTGGTGTCATCCTTCAAAGAGTATGGAAATGACAATCAAAACAGGAAAGTACTACTCCCAGTGGGGATTTGGTGTATCGTTTGTCAACTACACCAAAGGTATGTGGTCAATCGTAGTCGACCTTGGTCCGTACTACATTGACTTCTACAATATGAACGGTAACAAAGGCGACAACCTTGAGGCGTTCAACGAGTTCTACAAGAACATCGACGATGACTTTGGTCCTGCTCCGGCCTGCGACAAGTGCGGAAAGGAAAGCGAGTCGTGGGATGATATTATGTACAACATTGAGTCCGCAACAAAGTGGGAATTGTGGTGCTACAAGTGTGTTGATGAAAAAAATAAAAGCAAAACCAATGAAAAATCCTAGACTGATTGCTGAACAATACAAAAAAGCGCAGTACTTTCGCAACGTCTGTAAGTACAACCGGAAAGAAGCTGAGGCTAAGTACTGGTCTGGATACATAGACGCATTAAGTTTAATTCTAGAAACAGAGAAATGACAACGGGAGAACTGTTCCTTGCAGTAGAGGACTGGGCACGCGAGCGCAACCTGCTCGAGCCAGAATACAAAAGCCGTCAGGCACTTAAGGTAATGGAAGAAGTAGGCGAGACGATGGCCGCACTTGCTCGTGGCGACAAGGAGAAGCTTGCCGACGGAATCGGTGACTCTATCGTTACGCTCATCATCCTTTCATCACAAGCAGGACTTAATGCACACGACTGCCTTCAGCTTGCGTACAACGAGATCAAGGATCGTAAGGGTCGTATGGTTAACGGAGTATTCATCAAGGAATGACATCAGCTGAGAAGATCAAACAGATTGCGAACGGAGTTCGTGACTTGTTGCTAGAAAAAAACAAGGCATACGGAGACTCGGCGCTCAAGCCGGCCAACATCTTCGCCAAGGGTTCTGCTGTTGAGAATCTAGCCTGCCGTATCGACGATAAGCTGATGCGCATCAAGAACCGCGGCATCACCGGAGACACAGAAGACACCATCCAAGACCTCATTGGATACCTTATCCTACTTAAAATTGCAATTGAAAATGAGCGTACTCAACCAACCAGTAACGATCTTCCCGAGCGTAACACAGACCGACAACCCATCCTACATAACCGTAGGTTCAGCGCTAAACCGAATCTTGACTGGTGGGAAACATCTTCCGCTGGTGCAGCAGGTGCGGAGTGGTCAGAAGGAGGCAAAGAAAAAGCTTCCGGTGATCCTATGGGCGGGTAAGTTTGAGAGCCGTAAGGACGACTCACTACAGCAACACTCTGGACTAATCGTTCTTGACTTCGACCACATCGACGTCGAGGGTAGCAAGAACGTACTCTCCACCGACCAGTACGTATTCGCTTGTTGGATATCTCCATCAGGCGAAGGACTCAAGGCGTTGGTGCGAGTATCCAATCCTAGCCTTCATAGAGACCATTTCCGGGCACTTCAGTCGTACTTTGATACAGAGTATGGTCTTGAGGTAGATCCTTCGGGAATCAACGAATCCAGGGCCTGCTTTGACAGCTACGACTCACAGATTGTAGTCAACGAAGATTCCAACATCTTTGGCCAGATGCTGTCCGAGAAAGCCATCTCGCAGAAGGTCGCGCAGAAGGACCACTACACCGACTACAACAAGCTAGCTGTTGTCTCTTCTATGATTCGTCGTGCAGACGACGGAGAGAAGCACGCCACACTATTGAAGGCGTCTATACTTTGCGGCGGTTACATTGCTGTTGGGCGTATGGAAGAGGACGAGGCGTTCCACGTACTGGAGCGTGAGATACTCAAGCGCGACGTTGACTCTATTGAGACAGCACGCAACACCATCCGTGATGGCATCGAAAAGGGCAAGACAATGCCCATCCGCGAGGTACTTGAGAACGAAAACTCCGTCAAGCTGGAGATGATGATCAACGACGGAGATATGTCGTTCATTTCTTCGGACGATGAAGACTACCGTTGGATTCAGGACTTCATTGACGGAAAGCTAATACTCGGACTGTCAACTGGTTGCGAGAGCCTAGACAAGCACTTCCTGTTCAAGCGTGACTTCACCATTATTAACGGAATCTCCAACATCGGCAAGTCTACGTTCGCGATGTATATGATTGTGTCATCAGCTGTCCTCCACGATTGGCGTTGGGTAATTTACTCTGCCGAGAACAGAACAGCCGCGGTGAAGATGAAGCTCATCCAGTTTGCAACCAACGTACCAGTGAAAGACCTGCGGCCAAGTGAACTTAAGCAGGCATACCAGTGGGTGAACGATCACTTCACCATCATCAGCAACAAGAACCTATACTCGTACACAGACCTGATGATCTTCGCCGAGAAGCTTGTTCGTCAAGGTAACTACGATGGGTACTTCATTGACCCGTACAATAGCCTGAAGATTCAAATGTCTCACGGAACAGCTCTGTCCACACACGACTACCACTACGAGGCAGCGTCAGAGTTCTTGAGCTTCACGCAGTCGCATAATATGGCTCTGTGGCTTTCTACCCACGCAGTAACGGAAGCACAGCGTAGGAAAGGAGACGATGGTCTGCCTCAGGCTCCTTACGCAGAAGACACTGAAGGCGGGGGTAAGTTCGTCAACAAGTCAGACAACTTCCTGACCTTTCACCGTAAGATTCAGCACGCTCAGTACGATATGCGACGCACTGTAGAGCTGCACGTTCGTAAGATTCGCGAGGTGGAATCTGGTGGAGAACCGACTAGCCTTGACTACCCAGTGCTGTTTGAGATGAACAAGTTCAATACTGGATTCGTAAACAAACTCAGCAGTAAACCGCTGTTTCCTTCAATACTGAAACCGATTGTGGAAAAGTTAGACTTTGAAGTTGGCTCGATTCATACAGCTTTCTAGTATCTTTGGGTAATGACAATTGATTACAATGAAATTGAAATATCAATACCGAAACCTCCGTCACTTAATCAGCTCTACGCTGGCAAGTTTTGGACATACCGCCACGGGCAAAAAGAAAAGTACTTTGCTGGTATTTCCAGAGCGCTTGAAGGACTTGATCGGTGGACTATGGATCGCTTTGCTGTCCACCTACGCTACAATTCTAGGTATGATCTTGACAACTCTATTGTTGCTGTTAAGTTTCTTGCAGATTATCTACGCTATAATGGATACGTTCACGATGATACTCCTAAATACTTCGTGGAGCTTAGAATCTCATACGATGGCAATCTCAAGAAAGATCAATACCTCGCTAAAATAATCTGTTACAACTATACTTTAATTCAAGATGACACTAGAACAACTCAGCCGGATTTACTTCTTAGCGACAGCACGGATCTCGGAAGGAAGCGCAGAACTGTACGAAGCAGTACACGACGAAAAGGGCAATCCAGTTCTGGACGAAAAGCAACTAAGCGAAATAACAAATAAGTACTCGCGTTCATTCCGTATTGAGCTTGACCTTATGCGGGCTGCATTGAACGAGTACAAGGAGCAACACGGATGATTACGCTAGTACACATCGATGGTCTTAACGGTATCAATTACCATAGGCTCATCGTTCCACTTCGTAGGCTTCAAGCTCAAGGAGTAAACCTGCATTGGATTAAAGATCTTGAGGAGCTTAAGAATATAAATCTAGATCCGGTTACAAATCTGATCATCTCACGAAAGGCTTCCGTTACAAATCACCAGAAGTTTAGTCAGATGCTCAAGGCAAACGGCATCAAGCTTATCCTTGATAACGATGACTACTGGACGCTGAACCCTGAGAATCCAGCCAAGGCTTTGTACGAGGTTTACTATGGTCCGGACATCAAGAAGACCATCCGCATTGCTGACGTGATCTGGACGCCTTCTATGTACCTAGCCAAGCAGATGGCTGCAGTAAACCCGCGTGCTGTTATAGAATTTGTAAATAATGCTGTCGATGAAACAGAAGATCAGTGGAGAAACCATCGTAAATATTCTTCTAGTACTCTCCGCTTTGGGTACGTGGGCGCTCTTGGCCATATCAATGATATAAAAGAAATCGGCTACGACTTCTCGAATGTATACACATACGGCGTAGAAGGAATGGAGTACGAAGACGTCCTAAAGTTCGACAAGATGTCTCCTCCTCGTGACATATGGAACTATGGGAAGATGTACAAGAACTTTGACGTAAGCCTAGTCCCTCTTGTCGGAAACAGATTCAACTGGTGCAAGAGCGACCTGAAGGTTACCGAGGCAGCTTGGACCAAGACAGCCGTAATTGCCTCAAACACAAAGCCGTACAGCAAGATCATCCTCCACGGAGAGACAGGTATGCTGTGCCGCACCAAAGAAGAATGGGCAGAGGCTATTGAATCTATGGACAAGAAGCTGGCAAAGAAGCTTGCTAGCAATCTGTTTGACGACCTCAGGGATCGTGATGACTACAATCTTGACAAGATCAACCTCAAGAGACTAAAGTACCTTGTATGATCAAGTACGAGAGGGAGCTGTTCAAGCTCATCAAACAGCACCTTGCTCACGATCTTGAGGAGAGCGAGCACAAGATGTCTAAGTACGACTGCTACTCTCTGTCATACAATGCAGACATCGAGCTCAAGTGCAGGAACGTCCACTACGATGACTTGGTCATTGAGAAGATTAAGTACGATGCTCTGATCGCAAGGGCTGCTATGTTCAACACTCGCCCGATCTACATCAACTCAACGCCTCTTGGTGTCTGGTCATTCCGTTTGGACGAGCTTGCAGAGCCAGCGTGGGAGGATCGTCGGATGCCTAAGACAACCTACTTTGCCAACAACAATATGATTGTCAAGGTGGTAGGGTACTACAATATTTCGCTAGGAAAAAACATCACAGACTTGCTAGGTTTGTAGACTGTTCATATCTTCGCGTTCCGTTTGGGTCACATCTTGTGGCCCTTTTTTGTCTAACCTAAAATCAATCAATATGGGACTGTTCGATGAACGCGTAGCCTATAAGCCATTCGAGTACCCACAGTACTACACCGACGGATGGCTACCCCAAAGATCTCAATGCAGGGAGATGTTAAGGACTTCAAGGAGAACCTTACACCTGCTGAGCGCAATCTAGTTGGCAATATCCTGCTTGGCTTCGCCCAGACAGAGACAGCTGTTGGCGACTACTGGACCAGTATGGTAACCAAGTGGTTTCCCAAACACGAGATCAAGCAGATGGCTATGATGTTCGGATCACAGGAGACCATCCACGCTGCTGCATACAGCTACCTCAACGAGACGCTAGGTCTTGAGGACTTTGAGGCGTTTCTTCACGAGCCATCCACGTCTGCTCGTTTTGAGAATCTCGTAAACACAAAAGCTGGATACGATCATAACGTGCTGAAGATCAGCCCAAAAGCTAGGCAAGATGTCGCTCGTTCTATCGCTGTATTCTCTGCGTTTGCTGAGGGAGTAGCACTCTACTCTTCTTTTGCTGTTCTCTACTCCTTCCAGATGCGCAATCTCTTAAAGGGTATCGGACAGCAGATGAAGTGGAGCGTACGAGACGAAAGCCTCCACAGCAAGATGGGGTGTGTCCTGTTCAATCATCTATGCGAAGAGAACCCGGGTGTACGAGATTCCGTACGTACGCAAGTAGAGGAGGCCGCACGTATAGCTGTTGAGATGGAGATGAACTTCATCGACAAGATGTTTGAGATGGGTGACCTCGAGAACCTGAAGGCGGATGACCTGAAAGAATTTATTAAAAAAAGAGCCAACGAAAAGTTGCAGGAGTTAGGGTACGATGGTATCTTTGACTACGATAAAGAAAAAGCAGCTGAGCTTGACTGGTTCTACCACTTGACTGGCGGCCATACTCACACTGACTTTTTCTCTGTCCGCCCTACTGACTACAGTAAGGCCAACGAAGGAGAAGACTTTGAAGCAATCTGGGACTAATGAACACAGTGATAGCCGTAGTAACGACAATTAGGGATGAGTATAATGTTCCTGTTTGGGCAATGAGAGGCCGAAGTCGTGTAGCTAAAGTTCGTGAAGCAAGGCAACTTGCTGTTCACTTCATACATAAGTATGCGAATTTTACGCTAGCTAAATCAGGCCAAAGATTAAATAGAGACCACTCTACCGTGGCTCACAGTAATCAAGTTGTAGCCAATGAAATTGCTACAAACAAAACATACCGTGAAAGGTATGAATTCATCGACGGTATAATCGTAAATAAAATCAACAATGGCTAAGAATGTAGCTGAGTCACTAGGCTGGGAGCTTGGTGTAGACTTCCCAGAATGGGGCAACACAGACGAGTATGTGAAGACAATCTCAAAGGGATACCTTATGCCTGGAGAGAAACCAGTAGACGCCTACTGGCGTGTGGCTAACGCTGCTGCTCGTCGTCTGTACAAGCCTGAGCTTGCACCTAAGTTCTTCGAGTACATCTGGAACAACTGGCTAGGACTGGCTACGCCTGTGCTTGCAAATATGGGCACAGATCGTGGACTTCCTATTAGCTGTTATGGTATTGACGTGGCTGACAGCGTGTACGACATCGGATCAAAGAACCTAGAGCTTATGATGCTGGCCAAACACGGAGGCGGCGTAGGTATCGGAATCAATATGCTTCGCCCTGCCGGATCGCCAATATCCAACAGCAATGGCACAACCGATGGTGTGGTTCCGTTCTGTAAGATATACGACTCAACCATCCTCGCTACTTCTCAGGGTAACGTGCGCCGCGGTGCTGCATCAGTAAACCTCAACATCGAACACGACGACTTCTGGGAGTGGATTGAGATCCGTGAGCCCAAGGGTGATGTCAACCGCCAGAGCCTTAACCTACACCAGTGCGTTGTCATCTCCGACAAGTTTATGCGTCGCCTAGAAGAAGGAGACGAGGATGCACGTCGTCGTTGGTCTAAAGTACTGCAAAAGCGTAAGGCTACCGGAGAGCCGTACATTATGTACCGCGGCAACGTGAACAAGCAGAACCCGGATGCTTACAAGCACAACGGGCTGAAGGTCTTTATGACCAACATCTGTTCAGAGATTACTCTTCATACTGACGAGTCACACAGCTTTATCTGCTGTTTGTCCTCGCTCAATCTAGCAAAGTATGACGAGTGGAAAGATACCGACGTAGTGTACTACTCTACGTGGTTCTTAGATGGTGTGCTAGAAGAGTTCATCCAGAAAGCCAAGAATATGAAGGGCTTCGAAAATTCGGTTCGCTCCGCTGAAAAGGGACGGGCACTTGGCCTGGGCGTACTTGGATGGCACACCTATCTACAGCAACGCGGGATTCCGTTTGAAGGGCTGCAATCGCAGCTGGAAACCCGACGCATCTTCTCCCACATCAAGATGGAAAGTGATCGTGCTAGCCGTGATATGGCTCGCGTGTATGGCGAACCGCTGTGGTGTCGTGGTTTCGGTGTTCGCAACACCCACACCCGTGCTATTGCCCCAACTGTATCCAACAGCAAACTCAGTGGAAACGTAAGCGCAGGCATCGAGCCTTGGGCTGCCAACGTATTCACCGAGCAGTCAGCAAAAGGAACCTTCATCCGTAAGAATCCTACGCTTGAGAAGCTGTTGAAGAAAATAGGGATCAACACCAAGGAGATTTGGGATCAAATCTTGGCTGATGGTGGCTCTATTCAGAACATAGATGAGCTGAATGGCTGGGTGCTCCAGAACGGAAAGATTATGAAGCAGGAGGACGCTGACGAGATGGTAGGATACTACACAGTCAAGGAAGTGTACAAGACCTTTAAGGAGATCAACCAGCTTGACCTTGTTATTCAGGCAGGACTACGCCAACAGTACATTGACCAAGCTGTCAGTCTTAACCTTGCGTTCCCATCGGAGGCTTCTCCGAAGTGGATCAACCAAGTCCATATGGAGGCTTGGAAGCGCGGTGTGAAGACGCTGTACTATATGCGAACGGAGTCAGTGCTGCGAGGTGATATCGCTACCAAGGCGATGGATCCGACCTGCGTGAGCTGCGACGGTTAGTGCACTTAGCGTACTCACAGTTGCCATCACAAGCTGTTGGCCTGGTCTCGCACCATCCCACTACAGCTGGATCAAGGGGCTCGTCGTAAGACGGGCCTTTGTTATTTGCCCTGCCCACGGTAAGACTTAGCGTAGTTCTTTGAGGTCTTCAATTTACTAGTCTTAGTCTTTGCGTGAACGCCGGGGCGGTTAACCTTACTCTTGGGCTTGAACGTGGATGCAGTCTGTGCTTTAATCTTTGCCATTACTTGAAACGATATAGAAACATCATAACGGCAAGTGCTGCCGCCAGAAACAAAAGTAGGAAATCTTTGATCTTAGCTCCTTTGGTCTCAGGCTGAACAAGTTGCGGTGGGCACTCAGCTTGAACAGATACTGGATACGGAACCTCCTTCACTTGGGTCTTCACTATCATCTTATCTTGATACTTTGTGATCACAACGCGCACAGTGTCGTTGTCGATGACGGTGGAGTCCCCCGCGGCTGGAACCTCAACGGTGTCCGTTAAATAAATTGGCGGCGTCACAATCGTATCCCAAGTTAGTGATAGGATTAAGATGTACTTCATTTCGTTTCGGGGATTTCATAACCAGTTAAAATGTAAACCTCTTCTGCAGGCTTGAATTGACGCTTGATGTTCTTGTTAGCATCAACAATCATCTTGGTGTTACCCTTTTTGATGCCGATGTTTATGATTGCCTTGTACATTTTGCGAACTTCTTCAAGCTCTGCAAGGCGATTCCTACGGGCGATACCAGTAAGGTCAGTATACTGTTCTTTCTTGGTGGCAAACTGCTGACCGAAGTAGTATAGCTGAGTTCCAGTGTCAAACGTGTAGTCGCGGATAAATGCTCGCGAGGTAACACGACCAACAGCATCTAGCGGACTATATCTTTCAGCCTCTAACTCATATCTTCGCATCTCATCTCGAACAGCAGACGTAGCGAACGGAGGAAGAACAAGAGATTTTAATGTATACCCGCCGTATTTGTACGCCTTAGTGAATGGGCTATCATAGCTGTTCACAATATCCTTGCCGTAGATGTCCTTTGAATCGTATAGATTAAACAAGAACGTAACGGCCATATTAGGATTAAGCATATCGATCATATGACCTGGGAACGACAGCGGATCGGTAACTACATCTACGATGGTTCCGTATGGATCCTCCATTGAGTAGTCATATGTAGTAGCAATTCCGTCCTTGGTAATTCCAGTAGGAATGATGCTGTGTCCTTCCATCCAGTTAGGACGGAGAGCTTTGATATCCTCTTCAAGCTCATCATCATCACCGAGTGCCATACCAGCAAGGATAGCAGGGATAGAGAATCGCATACCGAATACCGCGGCAGTGCCCATAAGTCGGGCAACGCCTTCCTTCATATACTCAGCTTTCTGCTCGGTAGACAATGAATTGCCGTCTTTGTCCTTGCCTTTCATTGCTGTTTGGATATCCAGATATCCATTTGCAAAGTTAGAAGTAAAGCTACGGAATGCCTCAAATTCAAACGACAAGAAGTCACCAAGTGGTAGCTGCGCAATTCGGTAATAGATTGGCGGAAGCCGAGAAAACGTAGGCGTAGATTGCTTTACTCGTTCAGCAGCTTCTTCGTGAACAAACTTCTTCTCTCCTTCTGTTAACTGATCATACGACTTACCAAACAGCTTGATAGCAAAACTCTTTATCTCCTTACGGAACACAACAAGTTTAGTGTAATCGTCCACAGAAGAGTACTTGTCTCCAAGCCACTGGTCAAATCCTTTGATACGCTCACCTAGCTTCTGCATAGAGTTTAGGTAGTCCATATCGCTACCGGTAGCAGCACGCTCATACATAGCGTTTACGCCACCAATAAGGTTAGCATTTACGCCCTGACCAAGCAATCCAAACTCAGCCATAATGTCGAGCAACGCTTCTGTCTCTGTGTCTGCACGCTTATCTCGTAGAAGCTTACCGCGGCGGTTCAAATCTTTAATGAACTCTGGATTGATTACACCATTAGCCATCATAGTCCACCATCCACCAGTAAGGTTCTTGCGCCAAGTGGGTACGTTGTAGATAACCTTAGATTTCCGTCCTAACAGCAATATGTTCAGGTAAGTCTGGAACCAAGCCGTTTCTGAGTCGTAAAGGCGACGGTCAGTAATAGCATCAAATACATCCTTGTGTACGTACTTGCCATTCAATGGAGAGAACTTGTCGTTCACCTGACGGTATTCTCCAGAAGCAATCTCAGCTTTAGTAGCTTCGGTCTTTACAAACTCAGTACCCTTAAACTGCGTAGCAATCTTAAGGATCATATCACCCTTGTACTTGATGTTGCTGAGTGACTCTGCTGTATCAAGGAAACGAACAACAGGATCCTTCTCCTCTCCGAGTAATTTACGGAACGTCTCTGGAAGATTTAGCTTCTGCTTGAATTGCTTATCCGGGACTTTAATAGATGATGGGCTTACCATCCCAAGACCCTTGTACTTATCGCTTTCTCTAATCTTCTTCGCCTCCTCTAGGTATGCTTTAACATAATCTTTAGCTTCAGCTTTAAGGCGCGGAGCCGCTTCCTCTATTTGCTTATCTACGTAGTCATCCTTCTGTGCCAAAAACAGCGCTACGTTTTCATCAGTAATCTCTGAAGTACCAATGAGAATATCCATAAGCTCCTTCTGAAGCTTAAACAACTTACGCTTCTCATTAAGCTCAGTGCCGATCAGCTCAAGCTGAGCAATAAGATTCTTAACTTCAGTGGTCTTCTCTCCAGCTGGCAACTGACGCTCTTCCTCGATAAGCTTCTCTCTAGCTGTTTCGTATGCCTTTTCAAGATTTGAGATTTCATCTCTTGTCTCTACTACATCAAACATACTTACTAAGCTGTCAAACTCCTTTGAGTAAAGCTCATTATACACCTCTTCGATAGCTGCTTTAATAGTAGCTTCTCCAGGGAAGAAACGCTTGTCCTTCCAGAATCGGTATGTTCCACGAAGGTATGATCCGAGGTTTTCTAGAATGGTGTTCTGAAGATCACGAGATAGCTTCGTAAACGCAGGACTGAAGATGATGTCCTCACTGAGTGAGTCGATGTACTCACGCATAGCATTCGACAAAGAGAACAGCAACTGTCCGTCTTTCTTATCGCGAAGAGTAGCTAATTCTTCTTCTGAAATAGAGCCATCCATTACCTTACCAACAAGATCAGCCGTTGCTTTATCTGACTTACGAAGTAGGTCATTCAATGCAGTAGCAAACTCAGTAAACTTAACGGCTTCACGGCTAAGCTGCGAGTTCAGGCTCTCCTTGTATGTTCGGATCTTGCGCTGCTCATCGCTCCACCAGAACGAACGCCACGACTTCTTAGCTCGGTCTTTCCAGTCCTCCTGCTTGATGTCTAGGTCTTCAGTTTTTTCGGGCTCAGATATAGATTCACTGATAACACCAGGATTACCGAACTCTTCGTCTCCTGTATTTAAGTCGTCTATTAGCTGTTGGTTTATTGAAGCGTCTTGCTTTGCATTACCATCGTATTTTGTTACATCAGCAATCTTATCAAAGTAACGAACCAGATCTGGGTTGTATCCTTTCTCCTTGAATAGTTTGATCAGATTATCTACAATTGCCTTAAGTGTGTTGTATATATCATTTAATATGCCTTCAGCACCAGCTTGGTTTGTATACCATTGATCAAACTGATTTGCAAAGTATTCTTGGTAACTATCCTTTGCGTTTACTCCACCAATCATTCCAGCGTTAATTGGAGCTGGAAATACCAAGCCAGTTAATTCTCTGTTCAAGAACTTTTCTGACATATATTTCATATAGTCAATACGATCCTGTGGACTTAGTAGATTAAAATATCCCCAGTGACCTACTTCGTGGATGAACGTGCTTCCATTGTTTGCTTTTAGCAAATTTGTAGCAAACTGATACAGATCTTTTTCACCCCTGAAGTTTATATTGAATAATTTATCGGAGTTAATAGTATTGATTACAGACGCAAGAACATCCTTTTGTTTCTGACTTAATGATTGCTGTCGGTTTATTACAGATATAATTTGAGCCTTAGTCTTGTATATTACATCGTTCTTCTGAGCCTTTTGCATATCCGCAAATAACTGCTCAGCTTGAAGATACGCTGGATTAAATCTATCAATATCAGCCTTAGTCCTTGGCGTGTACGAAGACATCATTACCAGTATGTCTTTAGCTGGAAGTATTCCTATGTTTTGTAAACGTAATATCTGACCAGTAATTTTTTGATTTTCCTTTAGATATTTGTTCCTGCTCTCAGACGCGCCACGTTCTCTACGGTAAATCTCTCCAGTATTCAAGAAAGAGAACAGCTCTGGATATGAAGTCTTAAAGTTTTGTTGCGAGATGAACGCATCACCATTAGCGTTAGTAGAAACAGCTGATGGCGCTTCTTGCACTGGGGCCTCAACAGGGACAGCTGCTGGCGCTTTCTGTTCCTTGATCTTATCTAGTCTCTTCCGAGCCTTCTTGATATCAGCCTTTAATGCATTGATCTCGTCCTTATATGTTTCAACGACATTCTCATAAGAATCTTTGGCATCTTCGATTTGAGCCTTAAGGTCATCAATAAGATCACGCTTCTCGTCTGATGGGGCCTTAGATGCTCGAACCTTAGCAATCTCTTCTTTGATTCGCTTTACTTCTTCATCGTAGTTTGACTTCTCCGTAGGGATTTCAAACTCTCTAAGATCAACAATCTTACTCTCATTGAGTTCAATTTCAGACAGCAGTTGGTTCTCTTCGTCCGACACTTCCTCTACTGCAACAACTTCTTCTGCTGGAGCTGTTTCTTGAACTGGCTGTTCTACTGGAACATATTCCGCAACAGGCTCAGCTACAGGCTGTGGTTGAACTACCGGCTCAACAGCAGGCTGGGCTGCAGTGTCCTGAGATCTTTGAGTTACCTTAATGGATGCTGTTTCGTTTCCTAAGACTCTTGTGAGTCTAGAGAAAATATTATTCGCAGCGAGCATTTTAAGTGTTCCATTGCTATTTCTAGCCTCTCGGGTCCATTCAACTTCTCGTTCTCCCTCTGGGTCAATTTTCCTAATATAAGCATCCTTACCGTCATCAGATATTGTAAACACAAAAGAGACATCATTAAACTTACCCTTTACTGGTTTGCCATCCTTATATTGCTGAACTTTTGCAGAGATATTAACAATATCTCCAGGGTTATATAAGGATATAAAGTCCTCAATAACCTGCTTTTTTTCATTAAGTTCAGCATCCGGTTTATCCCAATTCTTTAGACGTGATCTAAGTTCTGCAATATCTACAATAGGATCCTTTACTTGCGTGGGCATCTCTTGAACCGGAGCCTCTTCAACAGCTGGAGCTTGTTCTAATGCAGCTAGTTCTGCATCATATTTAGCGTTGATTTTATCTACTAAACCTCTTTTGGGTTCAACTGACTTACCCTCACTAATAGATTCATCTGATATATCTTCTAAATATTCTTTGGTGTAAATATTAGAACTATTAGAAGATACATTTTGAGGTATTGTAGAACCAGCAGGTTTAAGCCAATGTTCAGCGTGTCCATCTTTAAATTCTCTAACACTATGAACATTACCTTCTGCATCAGTATATTCAGTTCTACTTACCTCTATTTTGTTTTTTATGCTTTCTAGCTCTTCTTGTCTTCTTCTTTCTATATCAGCTATTTCTTCTTGGACAGGTACTTGAAGTACTCCACCTGCTTCAGGCGCTTCTTGGCCTGTTCCTTCGACAGGCTGGGCTTCGATAGGGGCTTCCCCTTCGACGACAGGACTTGGTATCCCTGCTTCTTCTTGACGATCATATTTATCAGATAGTTGTTGGATATTATTACTTAATTCAATAATCTCAGACTTAAGCTGTTCAAAAGCTTCGTCAGACTTTACTCGTTTTAATTGTAAAGTTTTCTTCTTCAGATCTAATTGTAACGACTTAAGCTTGTCTTGATCTTCAGCAGTCATACGAGCTACTTTCTCGTCGTCACGACGCTTTAGCTGTTCAATGCCATCAGTGTATTCTTTAGCTCGGCGACCAAGCACTTCTTTCTCTTGTTCGGTGAGGTCTGGATCTTGTGCTGCCTCTTGTGTTTTCTTAAGGCCGTTGCGTAATCCGCGAATCTTAGCTTCGTTCTCTGGGTCTACAATGGCTCCAACTCCGCGGCTAAGCAAGTATACGCCACCGCCAGCTGCACCGCCATAGATAGCGCTCTCGGCAATCTCAATAGGGTTGAACTCTTCTCCTGCAATAACTTTAGCAAGCGTCTGTTGAGCTACGCTAGTAAGGACTTCTTCTGTTCCTTCCTCCATTACACTACGCACACCCTTTGGTAATGCACCAAACATCATATCGCCAAGTTCTTTCTTGGTCATACCCTCAATAGCCTCTTTGCTAAACGCCTTACGAAGCATATTGATATCTCCAAGGAACAGCTTCTCTGCCAAGTATTCCGCCGCACCAACGCCAAGACCATACAGCATCTTTTCTCCTTCCGACAGATCAGAACGATTCTGTAGTTCAGCGTATCCAGATCCAGCAGCTGAGGCGCCAAGCAATCCAAGGCCAGCAGCGCCACCAGTGGCGGCTACCGCGGCAAGCTGTGGTACTTGCTGCACAAGTGTAGATCCAAAGATTGCGAGTCCAGCACCTACATTTCCTTCACCAATGTTTCCTAGAAAACCTTTTGAAATCTCTTCCTCAGTAAGGCCGTAGTCAATCAAAGCGTCACGGCTACGTTGCGCTGCGTCATCAAGAAAGAAACTAGCAAGTTCGCTGTCTTGCCCGGTAATCATTTCGTTGAACTTCAAAAGTCCACCAACGATTGATTCAGCTCCAGCAGCCACCTCGCTAAGAACAGGAACAGTAAACTTAGAGCCAAGATCAGCCTTACGCTGTTGTTCTTGCTTAATTAGTTCGTTTACGTAATCAATAGCACCTTTCTTCAGCGTTGGCACAACAGCATAGTCAATCTCACCAGTTTGCGTTACTGGATTCTGAGGGAGTACAGCGGCACGAGGGTCGTCAGATAGAGAACGGTAGGTGGTGTAAGCGTTAGCGAATGCCTGCTTATCTTGGATCTTGTTGAGGTCACCCTTTGCTTTGGCAACAGCAGTGTATACCTGCGCCGCTGCAGCGTCGGCAATAGCTTTCTTCTGCTGCTTGATGGCAGCCTCATCAAAGCCGAGCTGTACTCGCTCGCTACTTAATGATTCCGATACAGATGGTCGCAGATCCGATTGAGAAGCGGATTCCTCTAAAGCGCTTGGACTTTTTTTTTTAATGTATGAGTCAACGGACAGGACGCCTGCGTCGTCAAGTCCATTGTCCTTCAATACGGTGAGAATCTGCTCTCGGCTACGGCCTGCAGCCATAGCACGTTCCACTAAAGATTGTAGCTCTTCGTTCATTACAACAAAGATACTAATTACTTTTAGTCGATAATCGTGACGCCTAGATTGCTTTTTATTTGATTATCTAAATTCCGCTGGCGCCTTTGGCTTTCTTGGTTTATGCTTTGGAAATATTCTTCTACGCTAGGTACGTTTGCTTTAGGCTGTTCGGGCTTTTTTGTTCCTGCAAACTGAGATTGTGCAAACGTCTCTGAGCTCCATACTCCGTCTCCAGAAGGCTGTTCTTGAGTTCCCATAAGAGCTGCTTCAGCACCTTTGATGTCAAGCTGTCCAGACGCTGCTGATTGAGCTTGTGAGGTGCGACGAGTCTGTGAGGAAGGAAGTCCCTTGAAGTAAGAGTCAGATATACCATCTGTAACTTGACGAAGCACAGAAAGATCCGCTTGGGTAGCAGGACGAGCTTTTTCTTCCACAGCTGTAAACTCTTGCCCTGATGCATCAATGCGCTTAACGCGCTGAGCTTCAATTACATACGGGATACCATTAAGCTTTCCGAACTTAATAATTTCTCCGCCTTTTGATTTTACAGGAGCAAAGTCAATCGGCACCATATATCCATCAGCAATGTTATTTCCGCCAGACTTCAAGACGTATGGAGCAGGATCGATACCAAAGTATTTGTTCTCTTTCTGCTTGGCATTAAGCTTTGCGTACTCAAGTGCAAGTTTACGGTTAGCCTGCTCTACCTCGAAGCGGTTGATTCCGCGCTCAGGTACCTTAGCCATAAATGCAGCGATAGCCTTATTATTGTATGAATCAATAAGGTTCTGTTTAATGGGAGCAAAAGCTTCAGTGTCAATAATATCTAGGTCAGCACGGCTAGTTAGTTCTCCGTTCTTTCCAATCTTTCGCTGAGACACACCCTCAAATACAACAGCATTCTTTAGCTGCGCTGGGTCAATGTTACGCGCCTGCAAAAACTCTTGAGCAAACTTCTCTGCTTTTACTTGGTCGATTGAACCATCAGACTTGATGAAATCATTCTTGTTACGATCAAAAGCAGCAATCATCTCGTCAGCGATTTGATTGGGGCTTTGCATATCGTATTTATACTTCGGCATCAGCGTAAACGGATTAGATGCCATAGACATAATCTGATTAGCATCACGCTTTGTTGTGCGCTCACGGTTGAACACGTCAACAGCATTTTCTCCACCTAGACTAAACTGGTCTGGATTAGCATTGTAAGCAGACCACTGTTGGCGATAGTTGTCAGCTAAGAACTGAGCAGTACCAGCTACTTGGTTGTACGCAGCATTAGCTTCACGAACCTTACGGCGAAGCTCAACATTGTCTGGGTCAGTAGCAAGTTCGCCAAGCGCTTTCTCTACTTGATCGTATGATTGTTGAACAGCTTCACGGTCTGCGTCGAGATATGTTCCTGCTTTCTTTTGGAACTGCGAAGACCACTCGTCGAACTGAAGCTGCTTCTGACGTTCCTGCTCATTGAGCTTGTATTGAAGCTCTGCGAAATTAGGCAGATTGATTACGCCACTTGGAATTAGTTTTGCCATTACTTCTGCTTATTGAATTTCTTTAACAGTTGACGGAAGTAAGCACTTTCCTTGCTGAGTTTCTTTTGCTGTTCGGGATTGAGGATTACCTCGCCTCCAGTCATCTCACCAATCTTCTTCCCTTGGCGTACGATGTCGATAGGATTCGTCTTATGGTCAAACTTACCTCCAGTAACCATACCTCCTTGCCTTAGTTCAGAAGGTAATAAGAATCTTTTATTTTCAATATCAAATCCTTCTTCCGGCAAAAGCATATTAGCTACTTTAGAATTATTTGCTGGAAAAAGTGGGACCTGTTCTTCATCCATACCAGCCTGAATATCCATAAGATTTTGATTGATCAAAGCCTGCTCACCACCAGTCTTTCCTAAAGAAGCCAGCGTCTCTGTACGCATCTGATCCTCCATAGTTGGAGCAGATTCAGTTGGTTTAGCCTTCTTCTTTGCATTCATACCACTGTAAATAGCAGCAGAACCAATCTGACCAAGACCACCTGAAATATTCTGTAGGCCACCTTCGATTGCAGCTTGAGCAGCACCGCGCTCCATCATCTCACGCTGGTACTCACGAGTAAGTTCATTCTCTGCACCTTGTGCGCCAACTTGAAGTGCCTGTAGCGTTTGTGCTTGACGCTGAGCAAGAATATCTAAAGCTCCAACATCCCCAGCACGAATCATACCAGGAAGAGCTCCAACAAGGGCACGACCACCAGCCTGCTGTGCGGCCGCAATGCCAGTTGCGATAGAGCGATTGAGTTCTTCAAGGCGCTTCTGCTCCAACTCAGCGTTACGTGCCTGCTTCAGTAGCTCAGCATATTCTGATGGACGAGCAGTTGATGCCTCCTTGATTCGGCTTGCAGCTCCTTGTCCGGCAAGCATCTGGCCAGCCCCAAACAGTGACTGTAAGCCACCAAGGGCAGCAGCAGCTACAAAGCCTCCTCCTGCGTATTTTTTCGTGTCTTTACTCTTCTTTGATCGCATAATGCAAAAGTACTAATTATTGTCCGAGTTGGTTATGTAAGTTGGACTTAGCGTACACTAAGTTAACAGCGTAAAGCTCTACCTCGCTTGTTGAAGTGTTTGACAGTCTAGCTTTCACGTAGTAGTCGCGGATGTTGTCTCCTTCAATTGCTCCGTTGGCGATTACTACGATTGTATCTCCAGCACTTACACTAACTATGGTCCCACTAGCTGTTATCTGGTTCAAGCCACTAATGGCTGTTACAGTGAGGTTTAGTGTAACCAGTGTAGCTCCGCTTACCTTGTAGAGTGATCCTCCGATTGGGAACGGAATATCGCCCACTGGAGTGGTAAACGTGAGTGTCGCACCGCTTACTCCACCGGTAGCTACTGCTCCAAGAGTAAATACTTCTGAAGTGCCAGACAGTTGAGTGATCGTAGAAGATCCAGTGTTGACACTGCTGTCTCGCGGTACGTAGGCGTACCAGTTGCGCTCACGCTCGCTGAAGTCGCTAGTTAGGATTGTAGCAAGCTGGTCAGTGTTCGTGATGGTTGCTGCCCACGCGCTGTTACCTTCAAGGCTGATGGCTTCGTATGACTTCACCATAGATGGATTGGCGTTGCTCACTACCTCGACAACAGCAGAACCCTGAACACCGTAGTAGTTTGCACGGCTAACAGAGCTGTTGTGTGAGTACATAACTCCGTTCTTGAACGTGTATAGCTCGTCGTCAACAGCAACAATAGCTTCTGGACGGTACGAGTACTTGGTATTCCATACGTTCTCCTCTACGTCGTAAGCTACCGTAAAATCGTTCACAAGGCTGCTAGGTGAACCAATAGCTCCAGAGAAATCTCCACAGTCATTAGTAAAGTAAAACTCACCAGTAGCCAAGTCAAACGATATCGTGACAAAAAAGTCGTACGAAGTGTTTGTTGCAACACCATATATACTTCCACTCTGACCGATAAACTCCTCACCAACGTATGCAGGCTGTCCATCAATAAGCTTGTCCAAGAATACGATACAGTTAAGGCTGTCGTCAAACTCATCACACAAATCTCCGAACTCACGAATCTCGGTAGAGAAAGTGAACAGCTCATCGTCATCAAAGTCAACCTCTGCAATAACTCTGTTTCCTGCTGCATTGGTCTGTACGTTGTACGTGTTGTACGGCTCACCGCCAGATGAGATGGTAACCGTTGCGTTGTACAGCAGCTCCGTGGAGATGATGTACTCGTCAGCCTCTACGTCAACTCCAGCAATGACCTTGTTCGAAGAAGACAGCGTGGTAAGGTAACGGAAGTTCTCCTTAAAGAATGCGTCCATCTTAACCTCGCTGATCAGCGTGATTCCGTCACGAGCTATGCGAACAACCTTGCCAGAGCGAATGTCAGCAAAGTAAATACGGCCACGATCAAAAGCTAGAGACTCTGGGTTGTTGTTGATTCCGTAGTCTCCGAGGTAGTAGTTTGGCGCTCCAACTACGTTGCGAGAAAGCGTCAAGCTTTGAGCTCCGTCGCTAGACTCAATGATGTTGCGACCAACAGGTGTCCATCCAGCCTTGCGCTCTTGGATGATGTACATACGATCATCGTCACCAACAAGCTGCTTTACTGTTCCGTATAGGTACTGGAAGTCGTAGAAGTTTGCCAGCGATGGGTTGAAGCTAGACAATCCCAAGTATTTGCTGTCCACAATGAATGGATCAGAATACGTTACAGAAGCCCTACGGAACACAGTCTGTGCGTCCGGCTGAACAGCGTGAGGACGACCAGCAGACGTGGACTTGGAAGAGAAGAAGTCGCTTACTGAATAGTCCTCAATAAAGGCAAACTTAAAGTTGTTTGCGTAAGCCTTCTCTCCGACCTTCAAGAGTCTTGGTCGGTAGTACACATCTCCCTGAGAAAACTGAATTACAGCATCGTTGCTGTTGGTCAGATTAAGCGTATAAGTAGTTAGAGAGAATGAACCACTAACAGTAGACGCATAAAATACGTAGTTGTATGGGCTATTTACTTCTGGATATACGTTCTTTACAACAAGCGTATTTCCGGAACCATCCGTTAGAACGTCACCTTTGTACGCAATAATATTTGAATAAAGCTTCAAATTATCTCTAGCGTCAACCTGCACACTTACCAGGAATGGGCTAACAGTTGTGCGCTGGCCGACGTGCACACCGTTTACTACCGGAAAATTCTCTCCAACCTCATAAAAGATTTGCTGTTGAGTGGGCTTGTTCTGGCGGTATATCTCAATTATACAATCGTCATTCCAGTTGTCTTCTCCGGTGATTACGCTGTAGTTATCCCATCCTTCAACACTAGATGACCGAACAGCAATGAACTTACCGGTTGTATTAAACAAAGCCTCATCACTTGTTAAGTCAACGATTGGATTGCTGTCAATATCATCTGTAAATTCAAAGTATCCAAGTACCTCAAGGTCTAACGTAGAACGGCTTACTGATCCGTATTGAACAATCCTTAGTCGATCACCATTTTGGTATACATATTCAGTATTAGCTCCGAGCCCATCTTTGTATGAATCGCTCTTTCCTTCGAGTGATCGCATAGATAGGTACGTTACGTCTTCAAATGAAGATATACCAGCAAATGGTTTTGCCTGAAGGTTTGTTGCAGTAAATGCTCTAATGACTGTATACTGGAACTTCTGTGTAATGTTGTTTGTCGTAGCGTATACTGGCGCCCATTTTTTAGCCCAAGAAGGTGCGGCGTGTTTTATTCTGAATACCGAATCAACCCGTCCATACAAATCATTTTCAACAGCTCTGTTGTCGTACCAATTTACGTACATATCGGGAACAGTCTGCACGCCACCATTTCTATTGAACTGATCGTAGTAAACAATTCCAAATGAATGCGTAGCACCAGCTTTAAATGATTGATTTGAATTTATGTTTCCCCTAGATAAGAATGATCCATCAATGTATTCGGCATCTTCTACATCTCCATCAAGAGTTAGATATCTAGAGATTAACTCACCAGTACCTGCTCCAGACGGGACAAGAACTTCGTTTCCTTGCTGAAGCACAATTCCTGTCCCAGCATAACTATTGAAGGTTTCAAAGTCTCCCTTGTATATGATAGATGGTACGTCTACAAAGTTTATCTTGTTGAACAACTGATTAGTGGCTGGAAACGCTTCGTTTAATGATCTTCCACGTGTAAAAAGTGAATTGATCATACTAATTGGAGGAAGTGATCCTAGCGCATTAAGTATATTACCAGTATTAAAATTGTATCCAGCTTTAGCAGATAGTGCTGCACTATCCATAGAGATAGAGAATCTAATTGTATTTGAATTCTCACTTTCAACATCTATGTCTATCTGAGCAGCGCCAGAGAAGAACATAAATTTGTTAGGCTTTGCGGGGCTATTTGCTTGGAGCTCCTTTACCGAAGTTAGTTCTGTAGCATAATCAAACTCCGTGATGTCTGAGTCTAAAACTACATTATATATATCAGATATCGTAGACTTAATAACGTCAACAACTTGACTCTTAGTTTGTCCAGCAGATATGTATACTGTTTTGTTTAGAGATAATGGGGAAGCTTTAACGTAAACGTAGTCATCTATTACAGCAGCATAATCGTTGTCCTGCTGAGTAACTTTATCTGTCTGAACCCACTGAAGGTAGTATCCTACCATTACCAGTTCTATGCGTCCAAAATTCAATCCAATGTTTATGGAAAGAACCGAGTCACTTGCAACAACAGCTGGAAGTGTAGAGATATCTAAATCAAAATGACGACGCTTTAAAAAGTCAGTTTCACCAGTAGCAGATGGATATGTAACGCTTAACTCATACTCTGACGGTGCCGGAAAGTAGTTGGGCAATACATCAACATCGGGGCGAATGTTTGCATATCCTTCGGTGTATCCACCAAGCATAAGGCGGTTACCAGCAATAGTCAAAGACTCTGCTGTTTGTGGTACGTTGTCGTATAGCTTGTTTACCTCATCCTGAGATACTGCAGAGAATAACTTTGAGTTGTCAAAAGAGATAGACTGAGAAACTACGCTGTTGCTATTTACTAGAACGCCAATCTCATAGAATGCTCCAGCGTTTCCATTTCGAGCAAGAACAATGATTTCTTTTACGTCAGCAGCGGATGTTGGTACCGAAACTGATAACGTGTTGTTTGCAAGCTTTTGCTCTTCGTCAATGATTCCATCAAGGAACTGGTTCTGAGCAACAGCAAGTTCAGAATACGGGCTAAGTGCAGAGCGCTCTCCGTCTTCGTAAACGTACTGTGCAGCAAACTGAAAGGTTGACTCGTATAGATTATTCTGCTTAAGTGCAAGGTTGGTAGAGAACGTAAACGTAGGTGGCGTCATTGGCGGCTGCTTAGCAACAGAAATGCAGGCCAGCTTCTCGGCATCAGTTCCGCTAGTAAACGCTGGTGGATACAGCCCTAGGAGCGCCCGTGTTACGTTAATCTTCTTTGGGTCGGTGTTGGCGTCCGTAAAGTACAAAAGCGTCTCTCCGTCCAAATTCTTTACTACCGAAGCACGGATGTGGTAGAACTTAGAGAAGCCAAGGATCGAGTCTCGGTATACAAGCTTAGCCTCGTTTGACGAGGTGGAGAAGCGGTAGATAGAGTGGTTGTCGTTGCTGTTCCAAACAAAGAAGAATATCTCTCCACTCTGCGGGTTAGATATGGCTCCGATCACCGTGTTGTCTCCGGCCGCTAGCGCACTTCCAGAAGCAAAGAAGATGGGCGTGTTACCGTAAGCATTTTTGATTACACCACCGTCGCCGTCTTCTTCTGAGCTGATGCGTACGTTTACGGCATCAGTCATCTCAACGCTTTTAATCAGACGTTCGTCGTCATCAAGGTTTAGGGACCGAGGTATAAGTTTGTCAATCATAACTTACTGATAATCAGCTTAATATTTTGGAGATTGGCGATAGTTTTTGCGTATCGTCTTCAATGCTTCGTCCTTGTTGAATGACTTCAATCGAGAGTTCGCAAGGCGACGCTCGTTAAAGTACTCTTGACGTGCCCGCGCCTTCTCTCCAAGAGGCACGTTGCTTTTACGTTCCACGATGTGGTAGTAGATGTACGACCGGACAGCTTGCTCAGCATAAACGTGAACGGAAGGATTGTCGGACAAAGCTTCATCAGCAATATACTCGAGGTACACCGTATCAACGCTGGTGCCAGTGGTCAGTTCAATGCGTCCCTGCTCTAGGTTTATTCGGTACTCTCCGCTGTAGTGTCCACCACCGTATCCGTATAGGCGACCATCGGTTGTGGCGTACACATAGTTACGATAAATAAAATCGTCAAAGCCCAACAGATAATCAGGAACTTGGTAGGGTACTTGGTTCTCGAGTATGTTTTTGTTCTTATTCTCTCCGAAAATGTATACAAGTCCATCTGATCCAATAATACCGATTTTTACTAGGTCTACGTAGTCGCAAGGGATTTCTACCGTATTGGTAGACAAATCAATCGTCAACTCAGTGGCCTTGATGCGCTTCATAATGTCGAAGCCAAACTCACGAACAGCACGCTTTGCAAGGTTGCGGATCGTTACATCAGATACTGAGTTAGCATAGTCGTCAAACTCCATCGTAAGAACGAAGTCGTTGACAATCTGATCTACGGTTACATAACTCTGGGCCATAGCTTACTGCTGTTGTTGTTTTTGTTGACTAGCGTAGGCGTACACGTCGTTGTCGCGAAGGTTCACACCGATCAGCTTAGCAATCTCAATTACCAGCTCCGCGAAGTAGTGTTCGGGAAGTTCGAAGTCAACGCTGTTTGCTGCGCTGTATACGTCCTTACCTGCGACTACCGTGTAGCCAAAGCGTGGCATAGCTGTTGTCTTTGCTCCAGTCACCGGATTGAGTCCCTGTGGCTGCTTGTAGTACGTAAGGATGATCTTTTTGATCGTGGTTGGGTACACCTCAATGTCGTCCAAGATAATAGCAATAGGTGCGTTATCTGTTGGGATTGACAGCTCACTACGTAGGATGTAGTCAATCTTAATCGGGTCGTACACGAACGGAATGTTAATCTTCGTTGACGTGTTCAGCAGGATAGAGCCAGAAGACGTAGCTGAGATAATGCGAGCCAGATCCGCTGGCTTGTCAAATACTCCGTTTGCTTGAGAGATAGTTGCGCGCTTGATGAAGGTAGATAGATCTTCTTCCAAACGCTTGGTTGTAGACTTGTCTGACTTCGGGTCCACATTGCGCAAGCGAGTAAGCTTAGACCTGTCAAAGCCGTCAAACATATCGTTGAAGATATTCATTTGGGCGACCTGCGCAAAGTTGTTGAAGACAGCAGGCGTAACAAAACCTCGCTGGTCTTTGTTGACCAGATCCTTTAAGGCTGAATATACTCGGTTTACACTTGCCATTGCTTGTATTCTGTAGTTAAGTACAAAAGTACTTAAAAAAGAAAGGGCCCCATTTCTGGAGCCCCTTCAACCAACCAACCAATTGTCTATGAAACAACCGATGGGCAAATATACATTACATTTCTAACTTCTGCAAGTCTATTTTCAAAGTTTCGTAAGTCTGAGCACCTTTTTCTGTCATACAGAACTGAGTCATTACGCTGATAGTATCCTGTCCAGCTGGCGTAGCGATGATCAGGCGGTTGCTGTCGAACCAGAACATACCGTCTTCGCGCGCCATAAGAATCTGGAAGTCAACAGCTTTCTTAACTGTTGCACGGGTTACAACTGTTGGATTATCAAACAACTCAATAAACTTCTTCGGGTTAGCCTTGGCTTCCAACAGTAACTCACGCTTAATTTCAGCGTTTTTCTGATTGGTATCTACGCCAAGCCAGATAGCCACCGGCATCAACTCATCGATAGACTTGTTACGTACAAGGCCGATAGCATCGTGAAGGATGAATTCGCTGTTGATATCAAGCTCAGCCTTATGCTCGGTATTAACCTCTTCAAACAAACCACCACCGTTAGCCTTATTACCCGGGTGCATCTCAAGGAAGTGCATAAGAGTAGGCTCGCTAGCCTGGACCATAAGAAGCCCATTCTCAAACACTACGTGCTTGCGAACAGCAAAGCTGCTCTGCTCGTCTGCAAAGATTGAAGGCTCGTTAGGGCAGTAACGAATCTGACGGTTTGTATTGGTCTCGGGATCGTAGATGATAGCCTCAGACTTAATAGTAGCGATAATGCCACCACCCTTGGGGATGCTGAAGATCTTAGCCTTACGTTCCGTTGTTTCCGCTTTAGAAGCTGCGGCTGCTCGTGTTGATGGACGTGCCATTGTTAAATAGAATTAAGTTAATAACTCCTACAAAATTACGTCTCTAAGCAAAGCGAAAATTTGGATGCTTGTCAGATAAACATCTACGCTTTATTTCTGTTGCGCCGACACCATAATGCTTGCCAGCTGACGATAAAGAGTCAAAATAAATATCTTGACAAATAACAGCCTTCTTATCTTTCCTAGAATCTGAAGCTTTTCTCCTTCGACTTTCTGACCAGTCAACTGAATTTGCAGCTAACCAAGATTTTCTCTCTCTACTTTTTTCTCCAATCTTTCTTTTACGTTCTTCAGTGAATTTTACGCCAGTAGATGCCTTACGCATTTTTTCCTTTGTTTCCTCAGTACACTTATATCCAGTGCGTCCATCACCACCGTCTGTCATATTGCAAAGTGTACCAGTGCCTTTATCAATTCTTCCGAATGCGGATATGTAATGTATTTCAAGCTGTTTGGCTTCGTCTTGAGTTAAGTCTTTATGCGGGAATTCTATGGTATAACCGTGCTTATCAGCTATACGCTTCCAAAACTGAGACCTATTTGATTCCCTATATGCTCGGCGACCAATTCCAATTCCAACGTAAAAAACAACTCCATCGTCAGCTCGCTTGTGAAAGTATATGTAATGTTTTTTCATACGCCTAATGTACGAAATATATCAACACATAATACTTTACTTGTTGGAAATAAAGAGAGGGCCCGAAGGCCCTCCCTAGTGTAAGTGATTGAAAATCAATTACTTAGACAAAAGCACGTGCTGATTGGCTGCGCGAGTTACCAGAGCGAACTCCGAGCGGTAGTTGAACTGCAGGGCGTCCGTGTTGGTGTTGGTTACGCCAAGGATAGAACCCGTCATCCAGTGCTCCATTTCGCGGCTGTAGCCGTTGGTAGCCTTGTAGTTGAGCTCCAAAGCAGGAGACTTCTCTCCGGTGCGAGGATCAGCAACTTTGGTCAACGGAATCATTACACCCTGGAAAGAACTTCCGGCCAACAACGTAGGATCGTTGAGGAGCTTCCAGCTGTGCTTGTGGAAGGTGTAAGAGCCACGCATAAACGAAGAGAAGCCAAGCTTCACCATATCGTCGGCGTTAGCGAACTGACCGAACTGGGTGGTAACACCAGCCGTGATGTTAGCAGCCGTAGACGTGCCAGTGGCGATCAGATCGTCGATGGCGAGGTCTTGCAGGCGGTTAACGTACATAGCGTACTCAGGCATAGAACCTTGCTTGTCAAGGGCAGTGATGATAGCATCAAGCTCGTCAAGGCTAGCGATAGCAGCGGTACCTACAGCACCAGAGTTAACTACGATACCACGGTTTTGGATGGCAGAGAAGTAACCTTCAGAACCAGCGATTGAACCAAGAGCGGTCAAGCCAGTGTTAGAAACCTCTTCACCCAACAGCATCATCATCTCACGCTTGTCGAGGAAGCGCTGACGAGTGTCGTTTTCAGACTTGATGAACCAGCGGTAGTCGCCGTTACCCAAGTTGATCCAGCCGATGTTGGTAGCCTGCGAACCGGTAACTTTGTACACTTCCTTAAGGATTTGGTACGGGTTGGTGCGCTTAACAACGTTTGATTCGAGGTAGCCAGTGTTCTGGTCGGTACCTTGAGCAAACATATTACCAACGATGGGGAAGTTAGCTGAAGCAGCAGCAGCAGAAGCACTCAGGCCAGCAGAGCTAAGAGCAACAGCAGTTGCAGCAGCAGTAGCGGTTTGAGAGTACTCACCAGCAGAAACAGCCGTGATGATGAAACGGTCAACACCGCCAACAAGGATCACGTCGTTAACACGCAGGTACTTCTGAGCAGCAGCCTTGGTAGCACCAGTAGCGCTGGTAGCAGCAGAGGCCAAGTTCAGCGTCAAGGTCGTAGCACCAACAGCAGCAGAAGCAGCAGGCGTAGCAACCTGAAGCTGGTGCAGGCGGGTCTCTTCCCAGTACTGAACCTCGTCAGCAACACCGTTAGACTTCACAGCTCCTACCATCTGGAGGAAGCCAGTGATGCCTTGGTTGCCGTAGGTCTTAACGAGAAGATCGCGGTTGTCGGGCTTGTTTACCTCGTTGATGAAGTCACCAAGAGATACGTATTTGGTCGGGTCTAACCGACGAAAGCTGTTGGGAGAAAAATCCAACGGCGTAGAAGTAGTAGATGCCATTTTATTTTTTATTTAGGCGTTTAGATTTTGAGACGAAGACCGTCATTGCTGTTCAGATAGTTGAAGATCTGCGCAGCGACGGAATCAGCATTCTTAGTTTCGGCGACACGAGGAGACGTTACATCTACATTCGCAGCTGTTTCTACGAGCTTGCGCTGGCCGTCACTGAGTCCTTGCTTGTAGATAGCACTGGCAATTTCGTCAATGTTATCTAGAAGGGCTCGGTGAGCATTCAGCGTCTCGAAGTCCCAGCTTCCGCTTTCGTCGACATACTGATCGAAGAACTCGTCAAGACGGGCGTTCTTATCCTTCAAGCTCGACTTGTACTGGTCGTTGAGGCCGAAGTTGAACTCCTGATCCCCCAACTGAAAAGTAAGGGCTTCAAGTGAGTCTACCTCTTGGCTCATCGTGCGAATCCAGTTCTCGTCAATAGGACTCTGAACTTCCGTTTGGGCGGGTTCCTCTCGCTTCACGGGCATACGATAGTTCTCGCGCAACTTATCAATGTCCCGTTTAGCTTTATCCGCATCAATCTTCAATTGAATCTTAGCCAATCGAACCTCGTCGTCGCTGTAGATGTCTTCGTCAACTTTGTACTTAGACGCAACTAAGAGGTTAATGTCTTCGTTAGAGAGGTTCGGGTAGTCAACCGCAAGCTGCATCTTAACAGCACTCAGGTCGTCCATTTCAGACGGATTGATAGATTGGTAGCGAAACCAATCGTACGGATCACGTCCCGTCTCCTCAACGAAGTCAGCAATCGCTTTGACTCGCTCGTCGATTGATGGGGTTTGTTGAGCTTCGAGAATCTGAGCTAGAGCTTCGATGCTATCTACAGAAACGCCTAGCCTTTCACTGACGTAACTGGCGATTGCCGCCTCGAACTCCTGCTCCGACATCTCGGGCTCAGGGTTAGTATCTAAAGAACTTTGAGCCATTACCGGCTCAGGTTGTACTTCTGGCTCTGTAGTTGCTGGTGCTTGAGTGTCAACAGTAGGTTCAGGTGTCGGCTCAGCTGTTGGCTGAGAGAAGTCTAAAACTTCTGCACCCTGAGGAGGTTCAAAGCTCGGGGCGTCTAGCGACGTTCCCTCGGCTACCTCACCACTGGTGATTTCAAATCCCATTGCTCCAAGAGCGTTTTCAATTTCTGTGCTCATACGAATTAAATTTTAATTACACAAGCAAAATTACTGCAAATTAGTATTGCATATTTTGCAAGTGTTTCGTATGGTACTACTTACGAAACTTAGCTACCTTCTTGGCTATAGATTTGGGCTGTGCTACAAATTGTTTGCCCTTTGCTGTTCCCTCACGCTTGGCGCGAGTGGTTGCTGCGTATTCAGCTGACGATAGGGACTTTATCGCTTTTTCTGGCAGGTAGCGTTCACCTGTTTGTCCTGATGGCTTACCACTTTTTGTACGCCAGTTCTGCCGGGTCCACTTTGAGAGAGAAGTCGAGCGCTTGGGACCCTCGTAGGTACCGCCTGCTTTCTTGTATAACGAAACAGCTAATTGCATCGCCCGAGCAGAATGCTTCCCGCCCATCCGAGCCTTGGCTTGGGCCTTGGCTTTCTCCCATAGAGCTGGATTCTTTTTCTTGGCGACCTTCATTACTTACCACTTTTTCCAGCTCCAGTATGCAGCTGACAGCTTATTCTTAATAGCTTGCTTGCCACTCTTGTCTTTGATAGCTGCGTGGCGTGCACGATATGACGCTCTGCGCTTTGGGTCCTTATGCATCGTAAAGTCTTCGGCACCTTGCTGGCCGAAACGAACTAAACGAACTTTGTCTCCTTGCTTTGCTAGAACAACATACTTCTTGGTCGGATGACCAGGGCTGCGCTTTGGCTTATTTACTCCAGATAAGGAGTATTTCTTTAGCATATTTTTGATCCTGTTGTCCATATCTACAAAGTTAGATATCCTACCAACACGCTAAATCCGACAAAGAATGAGGCTACAAAGATGTCCGTTTGCGTGGCTTTTTTGTAGACGGGTTTGGCTTTGAGTTGTCGATTGAGTTCATCAATGATTGAATCTTGAAAAACCATTGTTTCGCGAGCTTGATGTAACTGAAAATATTTGAGTTTGTAAGCTTCATCATATGCTTTAATTGTTGAGTCCATAGAGAGAAAGCGGTGGTTCATAGCCACCGCTTGAGCCTTAGTCATTACGACTACGGTGTCTTTATTTTCGACTCGCAGTATCGGATACGCCGATTGCGAGTACATCGAAAGGCTGCACAGGAGCAGACTTAGCAGCAACGATTTCATTCTCCATCACTTTTACTTGTTCAACCAGCTGTTCCTTCTCCTCTTCAAGAACCTCGATCGTCTCCTTCATCTTGCTAATGCTTTTAGCTACTTGCTGGTCAGCCTTTGCTGATACCACGCTAGCCTTTTGCATCGTCTGCTTAGACTTTTCAATTGCAAGCTCAATCGGATCAACAGTTTTCTCTGGAGATTTCTTGTTAGCGATAAGTGCGCCAATGGCAACACCAACAGCTAGGAGGAGTAAGGTGTGTTTCATCGTGTTTGGAGAAGCATTTCGTTTTTAGCACTTGTGTATGCCAGAGCTGAGTCAAGACGACGGATGTGCTCTGTGTAGCTGTCTACCTTGGTCTCGAGTTCAGTAACGCGAGTCTGGCAGCGGTCGTCGACCTTGTTGTAGCTAATCTTCTGGTCAATGTATAGGTAGCCAATCACCACCATAAAGATGAAGGCTAGGGCTGCAATGGGATTCTTTTGAAACTGATCAAAAGAGACGGGCATCTTCATTTCTTAGCGAACTTTTCTAGACCGGCAATGCCGAATGAACCAAGAGTGATGATGACAAATGAGTTATAGGTGAACTCGTTAATGACTAGGTCCTTGCCCATAAAGCCGGAAACAACGTCGGCGATCATTACTAAAACCATAACAGCAAAAGAGAAGAAGCCAATGATTGTCTTCTCATTCCAGGTATTGTCATCTTTGAAGATGGAGGCGAAGCCCATAATCTTATTCTTTACGTAGGTGAAAATATTCATTGCTAAACTAAATGGGTTTCAACTACTGCAAATTTATGGCAAAAAGAAAAGCCCCTTGCGGGGCTTGACTTTAGGTAAGGCTCTGCTTTACTTACTCTACAACCTCTGCTTCGGGAGCAGGAGCCGGGGTGAACTCTCCGGTCTCGAGGTCTACTGACCCGTCACCGTGCTCAGCTTGGATGGCATCAGTAGCCTCCTTGCCTTTTGCTTGCTGCTCTTCGTACGCCTTAAGAAGGGCGTCCTTGCGCAGCTCAGCAAGAGCGATTGCACCTAGTTCCATTTGGATAGCCTGAAGATTCTTCTGGACTTCCTTTACTGCGTCGAGCAGCTCTTGTTTGACTTTCGCCATTTTAATTGAAGTTTGAGGTTAGTAAAGTTATTCAGCTACGGGAGCGGGAGGCACTGGTGCCGGCTCACCGATAACTAAGGTGATGCTGGTCGGATTGATTTGTGAAGCAATCTG